AGATATCACTCCTGTAGGGATAACTGCCGGGCGTGAGGATGCAACTCAAAATACTGGGTACAGCGGCGGTTATTACAATGTTGGAACGTACTCGACTCCGCGCACACCAACAGCTACTTACCTTCCGGCTACAACGTGGGCAATCGACAACTGGGGTGAATACCTCGTTGCCTGTTCTATTGATGACGGCAAGATTTACGAGTGGCAGTTGAATACATCGAATCCTGCGGCAGTGATCACTAACGCCCCGGTCAACAACAGATCAATGGTTGTGACAGAAGAGCGGTTCATCTTTGCTCTTGGCGCAGATGGCAATCCTCGTAAGGTTTCATGGTGTGACCGAGAAGACAACACCACTTGGACTCCTGCGGCAACCAACGAGGCAGGTGATCTAGAGCTACAGACTTCTGGATCGATCATGACAGCGACTCGTGTACGAGGCCGCACACTGATCCTGACAGACACAGATGCTCACATCGCTACTTATCAAGGGCCGCCTTATGTCTACGGCTTTGAGCGCATTGGTTCAGCGTGTGGCACTGACTCACCAAACTCACTGGTAGCGGTTGACCAGTTTGCATTCTGGATGGGGCAGAAAGGCTTCTTCATGTTCAACGGGTCTGTACCTACAGAGTTGAACTGTGACGTATCCGACTATGTATTCCGGGATATCAACACAAACCAAATATCTAAGGTCTATGGCGTTCACAACTCGCGGTACTCAGAGATCTGGTGGTTCTACCCATCGGAAGACTCAGTAGAGAATAATCGCTATGTGACCTTTGACTACAAGGATCAGATCTGGACGTTTGGCAACCTATCCCGCACAGCGGCGATCGACACCGGCATTCTTAGATACCCAGTGTGGACGACTTCAGATGGATACCTGTACTTCCATGAGTACGGCTTCAATCATCAAGGCGACACCACGTTCGTTGAGTCTGGGCCGATCAGCCTAGGCAATGGCGACACAGTCATGAAGGTCAACCAGTTAGTCCCTGATGAACTCAATCAGGGTGACGTAACGGCTAAGTTTAAGACTCGATTCCATCCTAACGACACAGAGCGTGAGTATGGGCCGTACACAATGGCTAACCCAACATCTGTACGGTTTACCGGCAGGCAGATGCGGATGCGGCTAGAGACAACAGTCAACTCAGACTGGCGAGCAGGCATTATGCGGGTCAAGGCAACCCCAGGCGGTGAGAGATGATTAAGCCGCCTCCTCCACTCGGTGACTTATGGACAGAGTGGGGCGAACGCCTCAACACTTATCTCGTTCGTTTCATGAACCGCATCCAGTTCAAGCAGGCAGATGACTCTGCAAGCGATGACGGCGTGTTCTTGTGGGATCGAGAAATCAATCAGCCGGTTGTCTCGTACAACAACGAATGGGTTCCACTGGCGTACAGCTACAATAGCTTTGGCGCGTTTTACACGTTAACAACTCAGGCCGCTACAACGATCAACACAGCTACAGCAATCACATGGGGCAACACGGCGGTTGCAAGTGGTATGGCGGTAGATGGTGCAGTAACAAGTAGAATAAATTTCAGCAGAGCAGGCACATATGAAATTCACTTTTCCGCCGAGATGCATTCGGAAAGTGCATCAGCTAAAACCATGTACATGTGGCCGCGTATCAACGGCACTGATGTGTCGGGTTCGACAATGGTTAACGTCATTACCGCAAACGATCAGCGTAAGACTGTCTCACGCACTGGTCTATTCCAAGTGGAGAGCGGTGATTACTTGGAAGCTATGTTCGCTGTGGATGACCTTGACCTTGACCTTCATGGGATTGCGGCTACGGCGTTTTGCCCGGCAAGTCCAAGTGTCACACTGGTAATCACTGAGGTGACTGTATGACTTACGGACATAACCTAGCCCAACAACTACCGATGGAAGACATCATGATGCTAGAACTCGATCGCTGTCGTCAGTGGATCGAAAACGCGCTGATGTACTCAGGAGGCACACACGAGTTCATTGATATCGTGAATGGCGTGTTATCAGGTACAATGCAACTGTGGGCCGGTGAGCGTGGATGTGCGGTGACAGAGATCACTGTTTACCCACGCAAAAAGATTTTGCATGTGTTCCTAGCGGGCGGCGATATGGAACAAATCCTTGATTTTCAGGAATCTGCCGCAGAATTTGCTAGAATAAACAAATGCGACAGTATGACCATAGCAGGTAGGCGTGGTTGGACACGAGTTTTAGACAAGCACGACTGGGAAGAGTCGTTCTGTGTAATGAGCAAGGAGTTATAAATGGGCGGCGGCGGCGGAAAAGGCGGAAGCCAAACACAGCAGGTTGAGATTCCAAAGTGGATTGAAGATCCTGCAACGCGAAATCTGGCACGAGCGGAAGAGGCTCAGAAGATCCCTTACATGCCATTTTATGGTGCTGATGTTGCGGCGTTTACCCCAACTCAGACAGCGGCAATGCAGGGCCAGTACGACACTGCGGCGGCATTCGGTTTAGTTCCACAGGGCGGCGATGTAGCGGCAGGTATGCCACAAGCACAACAGTACGCAGGTGGTTTCATGGGCTACTCATCAGCCCCAATGTATGAGCAAGCACTGGCCGAGCTAGAGGCTCGCAACCCAGAAGCCGTTGCTCAGTACAACAAGATGTTTGTGTAGGAGATAACGATGGCAGGCGCACCACAGGGCGGAGGTCAGACCGCAACTCCCAATATCAACCAAGCGGCGGCTCAAGGCATTTACGGCGCAGGAATGGGTACTGCGGCAGGCATGGGGTTCGATCCCGGCACACTAGCCCAGACTGACATCAGCCAGTACCAAAACCCATTCACCGAGCAAGTCATCAAAGCGAACGAAGCAGATATCCTGCGCGGCGCTCAGATGGGCATGAACGAGCTAGGCGCTCAAGCATCTCGTGCAGGCGCTTTCGGTGGTTCGCGGCAGGGTGTCGCAGAAGCAGAGATGGGACGCAACGTGCTTCAGCAGTTAGCCCAGTCATCTGCAGGCTTACGTCAGCAAGGGTTTACCACTGCACAGCAAATGGCACAGCAGGACATCCAGAACCGCATGATGGGTCAGACGGCTCGCACTGGAGCGGCAGGTCAGCTAGCAAACATCGCGCAGACTGGTTTTGGTATGGGTCAGCAAGCACTCGCAGGTCTACAGCAGACTGGAGCGCAACAGCAGGCTCTACAGCAGGCGCTTATCGATGCGGCAAAGGGTCAGTACGCAGGTTACGTTGGACAGCCACAGCAGTCGATTGGTTACGTCTCTCAAGCTCTTGGTGCGACACCAGTACCTCAGACTACGACTACATCAAAACAGCCGGGTCTATTCGATTACCTCACACTAGCGTTGGCGTAATACTATGTTGATGGATGCACTAGACAGTTACCTCTCGGCAAAAGATGAAGAATCTAAGTTGAGAAGGCAGATGGCCGCAGGCGGAGATACTGGAGATGTAGCAGGCGCAAACTCGATGAGTGCGGCTGACGCTCAGCGGTTACAAAATCTGCAAGCGACAACTCAGCAAAACTTTTTAGAGCATCTAGGCACAACATTAGGCGCTCGCATGTTAGGTAAGACAGGATTAGATGCATTTGGCGTAGGTCAGGGCAATCAGGCAATGCAGAACGCAATGGCGTATCAGCAATATCAGCGCCCAGAAATGTTAGCCGCAGGATCTACAGACGGCCTGACAGGCGCTCTCAACGTCCCATCATCAGGAGGCGGCGATAAAAGCAACCTCAAGAAGATGATCGACATGTACAAGATGATGCAGGCAGGGTAAGGCATAAGTTATGGCTCAAAATACTTTACAAACATTGCGCCCAAGAGCTTCAGGCATTATGGAAGCCTTAATCCAACGGTTTAATACGCCTGAGCGTGTCATGCAAATCCCGGAAAGGCCAACACCATTAAGACCGCTAACTGAACAAGAGATTGTATTACCTCTTAGACAGCCAGTAATGCCTAATATGAGCGCGATGGCTGATGAAGCAATGGGCCAAATGGAAGCATCTACGACTCCTGCTGATTTTCCTGCGGAGACTCCTGAGATTCCACAACAGCCTACTGAAGAGCCGGGCATGTTTTCCAAGTTGTATGACAGCACTATGGGAGATGAGGCGTGGCGCTTACGCAAGGCTATTGCGCTGAACTCTATGCGGCTAAATCCAGACCAAGGACTAGCATCCGCTTTGAGTAGCCGTCTAGATTCCGTTACAAAAATGGGCGTAATGAATAAAACAGCAAAAGCTGTTGCCGACAGATTAAGGTT